TCCATGAATATATGTTAGGCTCTTCTTTCTTATTGTGAGAAGTGCAAATAGCATTAGGAGTATGATATTTACTTACACCGTTTTTACTTATAACGACCATAGGAGTAGAAAGATTTCTAGCAATGTAGTGCCACATACCATCATATGAAATAGCCAGTCTAGCAGTTGAAATATGATACAGTGCTTCTGCGATAGGAGTACGATAACACAACTCAGTTATATTAAACCCCCTCCGGTGTAACTTAGAGATTATAACATTCCATTTGTCATTTGTCAACTTATTTTTCCATTCAGTTGGTGCAGCAGCATTATGCAGTGGACGCCAGATGACTACTTTTCTCTGCTCTCTTTGTCTAAACAGATCGTAACGAAACAACCAGTCTGATGGAGGTGCGACTCTCTCAGCCGCTGTGGGACCGTCTGGATAGCTACCTGACTCAAACCACCAGCGAGGCTTTTCATCACTGTCTTCGTCTTCTGGTTTGTGGTATCTGTCTTTTGTTGAATTGAAGACATGAGAAACTGTTACATCATCCTTGCGATGATAGTAGTTGTGAATGTATGACATTCTCTGAATGATTGTTTCGGGGTCTTCAAAATGATGAAGATGATCTTCAGAATGATTCCAGTGCATTGTGAGATGGACAGGCACTTTGGTTTCGTATGAGTGTAGATGACAGCAATTAAGTGCCATCATAAAATCACCTACGCCAATAGTGCCCCTCCATGTCACTAGTTCCATAATCTACCTCAGAACATTACTTTTTGCCGTTAGTGTATGCTTGTCCGCCAAAGAAGGCAGCGACAATAGCAGCAACAGACACAAAGTATGTAGCAGCCATGTCTCCGAGGATGTCAGCAGCTTTTGCGTGACCAGTCATGTCGGTCATCCAGACTGCGAAGGGATAGAGTAGAAGACCGAATAGTGCGAACCATGTCATTTTGCGTTGCGCATCACGCATGGCATCTGCGTCTTCAAGCTCCTTACGCTTGAACTCCAAATACATAGCATGCTCTTCGTCAGAGACTCTGCCATCACCGTTTGTATCGGCGGGGTGGTAATCTTTTTCGTCTGCCATAGGAAATCTCCTGTCTATAGGATGAATGACTCTCCCATAAACAGGAAACTTCAAAAGCGGAGTGTCAGAACTATTTAGCCCTCAAGATAGTTGTAGATGTCTTCCCAGTTCTTCATCAGCGGGAATCGGCAATCATCCATGTTGTAGCCATGCTCCATCACTACACTGTCTAGTCCGACTTTATATCCAGCCTCAGCGTTCTCTACCTTGTCTTCTACCCAAAGATAGTTGGTGTTCTTGTACTTAGCGAGCACTTCATCTTTATCAGCACCAGTATCAAGATAGATGAACTTCTCAAAGACACCCTCACCGAACAGCTTCTCCAGATTCATGGTACGAAGCTTCTGAGCATTCGGGTCAAGGCTGAGAGAAGTGATTACATGGAAGACATACCCATGCTTCTCGTGAAGTTTGCGAACATAGTGTATAGCGTCTCTGAGAGGCGGCAGGAAGCCGATTGCAGCGCTTTCATTGAATAGCTTGACTAGTTGCTTACCCTCTTCCCTACTAATGTCATACATCTCGTTGATAGCGTACTTGAGAGGGTTAACAGGGTTGGCACCCTTCTCTCGCATCCAGACATCAAAAGCGTATCCCCAGTTGAGGAGCACTCCATCAACATCTGTCAAAATAACTTTATCGTAATCGTTCATTCTTCCTCTTCTACTAAATTTCCGTATAGTTCTTCAATTGTGTCTATGGTAGCTAATAGATGGTCCATACTCTTTTCGTTAATTACGCCGTGACCAGCGGTGAATATAATGCAGATGCGCAGTGCATCAGCCACACTTGCTTCCTCCCCATTGTCTTTCTTGGGGAACTGAATCACATTGTCAGTCATATCTGTCACCTTTGTCAAAAGAATATAGTAGCAAACTTCTGCTACGCTGTCAACCCTTTTATGAAAATATTTTAAAGAAACCTTCGTGATAGTGTTCAATGAGTGTCAACTTGTTGTTACCACCTGTATAGTGAAGAAAGTTAGACTCAAAGGCTTTGTCACGATCAGAGTAGTGTGTAGGGGTGTCATTCCAGACTTGACTGATGCCTTCAATCTCAATATCATGCTTCATAAGTTGTGCATTAATCCAGGGTTGATCAAGCATGATAGGAAGAGACTTTTGGGGACCTTCATAGAGCCATTCACGCCAATCATCAAAGCGCTCTCGGGCTTTGAGTCTGGCTTCTTTGCTCCATACAAGGACACCACTATTGAGCATAGTGATCCTAGAAGGTGTGTGAGGAGGGGAAAGAATAGGCACTACAGGACAACCATGCGCCAAGAATTTCTCAGCGTGATTCATAAAGGCTTCTTTGTTATAATCCCAAGTGTTATACCCGCCACCATCATCGGTGCGAATATCACTCTCAAAGACACCATAGACTTCAGCATCACTTTCCTGAAAGATGTCTTTGTCGGTGTTACAGACAACATCACAATCTAGAAAGAGAATCTTGTCATATTGATCATACGATTCGTCATAGATGATTCTCAGGCACTCAAAGAAATGATCTAGACTATTCGTACTGCCTTTCGATATGTAAGGTTCTGTGGAGAAAATATGATCACACCCAAGAGTTTTGGCATATATCTCAAACGATCTTTTAGAGATATCTCCTACCTCTTGGTATAACTGACTTCTAGTTTTTTCTCCAACAGAACCTCGTTGCTTATCTACATTCTCATTCAGTATTAGGTACTGAAATATCAAATTTCTCATATTTGCCTTTTCGCTTATATTCCTCACCGAAGTGATCTCTGGAATATCCATTCTTAGAAAAGTTCTTATGTTTATTGCGCTTCTTATTACGAGGATCGTGCCGTGTGAACTTAGCCATGGTAGCCTACCAAGTCTCCTTCAGCCATTCATCATATGTAATAAATTTTTTCTGGTGATAAGACCAGAATTGACAATTATAAATGGGGTGCTTCATACCGCCTCCAAACGCTCCATCAGACGCTCAGCCCGATTAGTCACTTGATTGTACCAACGAGAGTCCCGACCTTCAACAGCAGCCGTCTTCCAGTCTTGATCATGAAGTGCAGCATTGAACTTCTTGAATCCAGACAGACGAGGACGTCCCATGTTGAACATCATATTCACAAGAACTTCTTGAACTTCGCCAGGGAAGTTATTGAATGTACCAGGACCATATAGACTATAACATTCTTCAATGGAAGTCTCAAGGTCTTGCTCAAACGCTTCCCAGACACGGTCCTCAGAGACCTCAGTGCCTACTTCGCAACCATGCTCAGGATCGTCCTTAGTCACAAGATGCCCAACTCCAAAGGTGGGATAACCAAGATGGTCAAGGTAAACTTCGTACTTGACACCTTCGTCAATCTTGAGTTGTTCAAAAACAGATTCTTTATTCATCTTGAGTTGTAACTCCTAACATCTCTTTAGTCATGATATAGTCTCGGACGAAATCAGACCGAACTATATCTGCCCAGGTGAAGTCAACAACAGAGAACTTAGTCATGTGTTCTGCAATCTTCAGAAACTGATTAAGCCCCTGCTTGTCGCTTCGTTTCGTGAAGTCTGACTGATAGTAGTCTCCACAAAATATGATTCTACAATTACTTCCTACTCTAGTAATTATACTATCTAGTTCGTGAAAAGTCAAGTTCTGCATCTCATCAATTACAATGACAGCATCACTAATCGTCACACCTCTTATATATGAGGTTGACATAAACTCCATAGAACCAGCAGCGGTCAGTCTATCATACGCATCGGCAACATCAAATAGTTCTGCGCAGATTGCACGATAGGGACCAGTGTATGCTGCGATCTTCTCTTCAAGAGATCCTGGTAGAAAACCAATCTCTCTTGTGGGCACGATAGAGCGAACGATTACAACCTTATCATAGACAGAAGACTTCTCAAGAACTTCTTCTAAGGCAAGGTAGAGAGCATTGAATGTTTTGCCAGTGCCTGCAGTACCACACATAACAAGATGATGCCCATCATCCCATGCCTGATAGACTGCTTCTTGGCTCTTTGTAATTGGTTCAAATGTTTTTAAGTTGTCGATCCGCAACTTAACAGGTGGCTTTGCACCAAGTGGTTGAATATCTTTCTTTCTCATACTTTGACAGTATTACCCATTCCAGAACCCTTCTTGATTCTCTTGAGATGACCTTCCCACTCTTTGCCAGCACGAGTCATTGTAGACTTACTGTCAGAGATCATCCCGCCAATGCCCGTGATAACTTGTTCCCATTCTCCGGAGGCAAGTTTTTCTTCTCGTCTTGCCATAGAAATGTTCTCGGTAATTTCTGTTCCGGTTTTCTTATTACGAAAAGTATAAATCGGCATAATTGCCTCCAATAAATTGGGGGTCCGTAGACCCCCGTAGATACTTCGGACCACCCCCTTAATTACTGATTGTTTGATCCAAAATAGTTTGGTTAAGAAAGTCCTGCTTTCGTTTAAGTTTATAGACCTTAGAGTCTTTTCCCCTCTTTTGAAGACTCTTTATGTAGTGATCTAATTCCCTGCTGTCTTTTCTTAACCGTTCTATTTGACATGCTAACATTCAGCACTCCTTATTCTTATTATGGTTAGGATTTAATGAGAGTTGGAATCGCCTCCTGTACTAGTTTCTTGGTTAGACCTTTCACAGGCGCTTTCTTCGCCACCATAGACAATATGAGTAAAGCGTCTTCGGGATGCACAGATTCTAGCATCTGAATGAACATCCTTTCCCGCTTGAATGTTTGCATATCTTTACCAGGACCACCTTTCACAAAGTAGCCAAACTTGCGATGCTCCTTCAAGAGCGTAGAAGGGACGCTCTCAGGGCGATTAGGTGTGTAAGGAGGTTTACCTTCGGGGAGAAGGAATTGTAGAGAGTCGTCAAATGTCCCTCGGAGAATGTCGGTAAAGGCAGGCACATCTTTGTATTTCAACAGAACTTCCTTCCTCTTGGGTCGAGTGGTCTGCTTCTCTAGTTCTTGGAAAATTTCAAATACTTCAGGGGTCCTATTATAAGCCATTTTCAATCACCATATAGTATCTAGACTTTTGAGAGTTTCTACGGGCGAAATCCCCGTAGATCCTCTACGATAGTATTAAACTCATATTGAGCCATTTCAAGAGCGATCTTCTTATGAATTGGGTTGGAGAAACGCTCTTCAATTCGAGAAATGATTTCTTCTTCAGAACGAAAAGCACAGTCTTCAACAATCTCTTGCACTTCTTGGACAAGCTCACCCATTGCACTCATAATTATTTATCCTTTAAGACTTGATCAACCATAATGAAAACATCACACATTACTTGATAATCTTCTTCATCCATACCACCATGCTCATATGTAAAAGCAACGCAGTATTTCAAAAGCTCAACGGGAGAAAGCAGAACCTCTTCAGGCTCTGCTCCTTTACTCCCAGGAAACTTGATTATATCACCCATCGGATTCCTTTTCAAGCTTTTTTAGCTTAGCCTCTATATTATCTAGCTTTTCTAGAAGCCGACCCATCAGGACACCGAGATCATACGAGTTTGACATTTGATTCCTCCAAAGTAGAAAGTACATGAGTATAGGCTCGCTTGTTGAAACCGCCTACAGACCAATTATTGATTTGATGAACGGGGATCTCCCCCATCTTGTAATCGTAGATGGTGGCAATGGTCTCATCTTCAAAGACCAGAAACCATTCGCACTGAGTCTTCTCACAGGCCCACTCAAAAGATGGTGGGCCAAAGCAGCGGACAAGATCATCAAAGGACACATTGAGCCTGCCCTGTAGGCAGGACATGTTGATATCAGCATGAGGGTCAATGACAAATTTCATTACTTGCCCTCTTCGCCAAGAACTTTGATGTCGATATAGTGCTTACGATTGAAGTAGTCGGTCATGGGGTCATCATTGTTGAAGTAGCTCTTGCCCTTCATGGCGTCAGCGACACGGGTCAGCATTTCGACAATGGTGGGGTTGTCAGCGTAGTGACGGTCAATCCAGTACTCATTGACATCAATGCCCCACTTGCGGTCGAAGCTATCACGGAAGTACGGAGCGAACATCTCAGTAGCATTCTTGATTTTGAGAACAAGGCTGCTGTGGTGACGGATGCCAAGCGTACCCTTGAGACCGTACTCAGCGAGGATGCTCTTGACAACCGGAGCGATCTCTTTCTTCTCTTCTTGCGTAATGAAAGCCATATCAATAATCTCTCTTCTCAGTCAACAAGTATATGGTATCAGGATCTCAGAGAATGTCAACACAAAAAACGACCGGCTGTCGGCTCAATCAGTCACCTCAACGCTGGGGAAGTAATCACCGAAGGTCTTCCGCAGATGTTCATAGGGGTCAGTCCCAGCAGGAGC